CGGCGTCCTTGGCGATGATCTCGTAGGTATCGACGTCGACGATCGTGCTGATTTGGTATTCCTGGTTCAGCACGATCGCCGTGATGTTCCCGCCCAGGCTGACCGCGCCACTGAAGGTGACAAAGTCATTGGCTACCGCGCCGTGGGCTGTATCGCTCACGGTGAGGGTCGAGGACCCACTGGTGGCGGAGAAGGTGACGTCCCCGGCAGCGGTCGTCGCCCGGATGGGGGTCACGTCATAGTAGGTCTGACCCTGCTCGACGTAGTATTTCCACGTCGTGCCAACGCCGTTGTAGCGGGTGCCGTCTAGGGACAGCCAGGGATGGATCGCGCGCGGAGTGCCCTCAACGCTGTCAGTTCCGTACTTTTGCCAGCCGCCGATTTTTTCGACGCGGCCTTTGCGGAAGCGGACCAGGTTACCGTCAACCCAGCCCCCCTCAGCAGCGTAGTCCGTGGACTCTTTAACAATCCCCGGTTGGAACTCCAGCTTTGACAGCGGCATCAGGCATCAGGCCAGCCGGATGATCGCACCCGTCGCGGTCGGCGTCGGGAACACAATCGTGAAGTCACCCGCCGTGCTGGTCTTGTCCCCACCAAAGTCGATGGCAGCCACGGCCGCGTTGGTCGCCGTGCTGTTGTAGATCAAGCAGCCCCGGGCCGTGATCGTAGCCGTCGAGAAGGTCAGGTCGTTGAAGTCGACCACCGCCGTCGTGCCCGTGGCAAAAGGCGTGACATTGGTGAGGTTAGAGCCGCCGGCGCTGTAGTTCGTGCCGGTAGCTTCGCCGGTGGTGGTGTACGCCGTAGTCGACGCCCCTAGCGTTGCCGAGCTCGTGTAGAGCGCAAGCTTGAAGGTGTCGCCGGTGCTGTTCGTGAAGTCATGCGTACCGACAAGCAGCTGCTGCTTAAAGCTCGTGGTGATCGCGGAGGTGATGGCCATGTCAAAGCTCCCGAATGATCTGCGCCAAATCGTTAACCCCGCGCGCCCTCATCTGGTTGCTAAGGGTAACACGGTCGCTGCGGATAGCGCTCCGCATCTCCGCCAAGATTACCTCATAGACCTTGTCCCGGAAAGCCAGCGCCTGCTTGCGCACATGGGGGTCCGCGTGCTCCGAGATACCGCAGATCTTCCTGGTGGCCTGCTCCGCCCAGAACTCGGGGGCGTGCCCCCGGTTGTGGGTCGTGGATACCATGACATTCCCCAGCTGGGGCCCTACCTGGTCCTTCATCATCCTCGGTACGGCTCCGGAGCCTTGGCCACCTTTACGAGCTCGATCTCACGCTCGGCGACAACCTCGCTGAGCTTCGACCGCGGGCACAGGACCCACTCGTCCTGGTGCGGCATGGCGACCATAGGATCTTCCAACCTATGGTAACCGTAAAGCCGCTCGGTCACGCCCACGTTGCTATCCAGCAGGCTCGACCGAGGCGAGGCCCCAATGGCGATGTCGTTCTCTAAGCACTTGGAGATCCAGAACTCAACGCAAGCCCGGCCCGCCTCAGCGAAATGGAGGTTGTGGCTGTAGCTGAAGTCCACGCCAAACAAGTCGATGTGCCCGACCTCCTGCCAGTAGGCATAGGCCACGGCATAAGCCACGGTGTTATTTAGATATGCGCACCTGGCATAAGACACCACCTCAGCCAGCGGGAATTCCACCGCCCCAGGCACCCGCTCGTCGAGCTCGCAGGTGTAGATGGGCCCCGGATGCACGGGAAGCATCTTCCGCATGATCTCGGTCTGGTTGCCGGCGTCTTCGGTATCGAGGTAGCGAGAGGGCGGGTCGAGCATGAACACTCGGTCGCATTGGCGGTACACCGCCAGCGCCGAGTTGATGCACCAGACCTCGTCCCACTGCTTGCTGTTTTCTAGCCCGATCACGAAGTCAATCTGGGATGCTCCCAGGGCGACGATCGCGACCTTCTTCCCCTTTAAGCCCGGATCTTTCTCCATCAAGATACTCCAATCCTCAGTAGGTCGTAGCGATACTCGTCTCGGGTACCGCGGCCCTCGCTGAGGTTCTTCATGCGGGCCACGGCTTCCTTGAAACGGTTCTCCATGGTTCCCACCACATCCGGCGGCTCCTTGAGGAAGATCGCAGCCTCCACAAGGGTGCCGTAGAGCAAGGCCTCCGGGTACTCGGTCGAGAGCAGGGTCGTACCGGCGTCGCCACCAGAGGTGAGCGAGGCAGGCTTGTAGAGGTAGTGCAGCTCAATCGAGTAATCAGCGTCCGGGACCGGGGCCAGCTCAAAAGCCGCCTCATCAAACTGGCTGTAATACTTCGGGCGCCCGCGCGTAGCGGTGCTCGGGGCATACTGCTTGATGAAGCTGGGGTGCTTGAACAACAGATAGTGATAGGTGTCGTCCGCGATCACCGCCAGGCTAAAGGGCGCATAAAAGTCACTAGGCGTGGCCAGGAAGCGGTTGTTCGTCGACACGTTGGCGGTCACGTTCTTCCGCTGCTCGGGGAGCTGCACAAGCTTGAAGATCCGAGCCTCTGCGTTCTGGATCATTTCATCCAGGTTGTCGTTGAACGCGGTCTCGTCGACCTGCATCCAGTCCTGCACGGTGGCTTTTAGGGTGGCCAGGGTGTAGCTCATGATGTGGTTACCTCCACCGCGCCGACAGTACAGGAGACTGCAAAAGTTTGCAAAATTGTGCCCAGCTTGCCGTCACCGACGTTGGTGTAAACCAGCGGATAGGCCGTGAGGTCGTTGCCGTCGGCGTTGGGATCCGGGCGCGCGTTCTTCAGCGCCTGGGGATCCGCCGGGCTCGGCTTGCGCTCAAGCTGGGGATGTTTCGGAGACCACTGGTCCGGGCCCACGAGGAGTCCATCCCAGGTCTTCTTCATGTCCTTGAGCCGGTACCGGAACCCGGTGATATCGCAGATTCCGTAGGCCCGCCTGTTCGATGCGAAGGCCATGGTCAGGCGATGTCATAGCTGCGGAGGTAGGGCGCGACCCGGAAGGATGCCCGCTCCTCGTCCTGGGACATGGCGCGCTGGAACTCCTCCTCGTAGAGGGCCTTCAGCAGCTGCACCTTCTCCGGGGCCCGCTTCAGGGCCATGTAGTAGGCCAGGCCGGCAGCAAGGCACGGGTAGAAGCGGAAGGGGATCTGCATCGTGTTCGCGGCCGTGTCAGCGTCGTCCATGCGCGTGAGCACGTTGACGTAGACCGTATAGGTCGAGCTCTTGTCAGGCACCGGCCAGATCGTGATCGTGGGGGTGATCTGCTTATCCAGCACGAACTGGTTCGGTTTCCCGGTCGTGCTCTTGGTCGCCATGTTGGCGTACTCGGCCCGGCTCATGCGGTTCAGCGGGAGATCCGTGGTCGTCCCGCTGACCGTCTCGCGCACGAAGCAATCCAGCACGTCGATGACGGCCGTGGGATTCGTCGCGTCCAGGTTGTAGGCCGCCGTGCCCTGGACCATGGGGATGGTGTTCTGCTTCACCGTCCACTGGTTCAGGCCACGGTTTGCCCACTCGGCGAGCAGCAGGTTCAAGGACCGCCGGGCAGATTCAAGGTCGTAGCCGGTGCGGAGCTCAAGCCCGCACCGCTCAAACGCCTCCTCGATGTACTCGGCTACGTCGAGCTCAAAGTCCTTACTGTTGCTCGTCGCCATTGTCGTCACCCTCAGCGTACAGATTGTCGAAGACCTGGTTCACGTCCAGAGTATAGTCGAGATCCGACTTGCTGTAGTGAATATGCTGACTCGGGCGGAAATCAGGCGCACCCTCTCCCGTCTCAAACCATGCCGGGTGGGTCACCCTCACCCGGTTGTTAGGCAAGGCGACGATGTTCCCAGTCCACTTGCCCGCATCGAGAAGCTCCAGGACATGGCTCTGCTTGTGCTGAGCCGGGTCGTCGGCGATCTCGTTCTCGGCGTAGTCCACCGTGAAGAGATACTTTGCCGGGTAGAACTTCCCGTCGATTTTCGCCAGCCAGGGGCATGGCGTGCAACGGTCCAGGACGTAAACCGCGTGGTGGTGGCTGCTGCAGTCCCAAGGCTGCGCAGCCCAGACCGGCATAGGCTCCGGCCAGTCCTCCAGCGGCGTGTCCCCAACCAAAGCCGTAATCGGCATCCGCGCCCACATCGCCCCACCATGTACGTTCGGCTCGTCCGTATCGTAGGTCTCGGCCCCGGTGAAAAGCACCTGGAAGCTGAGGCACCTGGTCGGCATCGTCGTTACCGCGATCGCCATCGCGTGAAGAAATTCGCCGTGGTACTCCATGTGGTTCTTGGTGTACTCACGGCGAACCCAGCACTTGAAATGGGGGATGTTACTCTGAAGATACGGCACCCTTAGCCGTAAAGGCCGCTGTTCTTCTTGGAAGGCGGACGCATCTTGCCGGCCGGCTTCTTGTTCATGGCACCACCCTTGGCCATGCCCTTGCTCTTCATCATGGCGCCGCCCTTGGCGTAGCCCTTGCTCTTCATCTTCATGATCGAGCCTCCTTCGGCTGCAAATGTTGCTACGTTGGTGGGCTTGCCGCCCACGCCCTGCTTCTTCGATCGCTTCCGCCGGACGGCCGAGGCGATCTCCTTCTCGCTCATGCTAGCTGCCTTTGATGAAGGCACGCACTTTGGATAGCCACGCTTTGAGTCGCTCGCAGAACTGCGGCCACACTGTTTGAAGCCACCACTCTTTTTCGGTGCTGAGATATCGACCCAGTTTTCGCCAAACCACTTGGTCAGTCCTCCCTTTCGCTTAGCCACGGGGCACCCGGGTCTGCTTGCGCTTGCTGTCCATCATGGCACCGCAGCCCCGGCCCTGGACCATCATGGTGTTGGCGTTGATCTCCCCGCCCTTGGCCTTGCCGTTGCTGTAGGTGCCACCCATGTCCTTGTAGCGCTTCACCAGGTAGCCCGAGGCGTAGGCGCTCGGCCATACGTCGAACTTGCGCTTGGCCTCGGCCCGAGCCTTCTTGTACAAGGCCGGGTTGCGTACATTTTTCGGTACGTCAGCCATAGCGCTCTCCTAAAAGATGCCGCCCACCCGCCCACACCGGGCGCGGGGAGAGAGGAGACGGGCGGGGGGCGGCAAACTCAACTCCACTTCCTGCAGCTCCAATAGCGAGCCGAGAACTTATCCTTTGCGGTATCGCAGTTGTGCCGCGCCCGGAAATTGCTCTTCCTCTCAGGATTGCTCTTTTTGATCGTCATGTTCGGGTCGCCGAACCGCACCAGCTTGACCTCGTCTCCCTTCTTGGCCAGGACGGCAAACTTCTTGCTGCCGCCCGAGGTGCGCTTCGGCTTGTTATAGCCCGCGAAAGACTCGCCCCGGTAGGTGAGCCTTCCGCTAGGCGTGCGACTGACGTTTTTAGTCGTCGCCATTATTCGTAGAAAGCGTCGGCTTCAGACAGGTTGCTCATCAGGAAATACGTCCCGAGTTTTGTTGCAAAACCGCTGTTTGGGATGTCAAAAACGTTGGCAAAGATGTCGCTTGCCGAAACAGTTTTACACATCAACCAGCGTTTTGGTTTTGGCTGCTTCGACCCGATGTTTGCGACGTAGTTGCACGCGGGGGTGCCTGTGATCGTGTCTGAGTTCAGCATGGGGACCGTGAACGTGTTGCTCGCAGTCACGGTGATGGTGTAGTTGCCGGACGTTGCCGTACCCCCGGTCCCCGTTGCAAAGCAAATCCCAAGCACATCCCCAGTAGACAGCCCGTGGTCCGTCTTGGTGACGGTCACCGTCGTTCCTGTCTGGGCATACGTCCCGGCCACGGGGGCCGTGTCGGTATCAAAAATGGTCAGCTTCCCCTCGCTAGAGGTGCCGACTACCGACACCACTTTCAGGCGATGTGCGCCGAGAACCGCAAAGCCCGACTCTCGGCGACTGACCTGCTTAACTTGGGCCAAACTATCCATCATCGGCCTAATCCTCCGTAGCTATGCACTTTACGGCTGGTCAGAGAAGGCCGGAGCGGTTGCGCTCGTCACCGTCCCAAAGATTTGGTAGTTGGTGTCGTCCAAACCAAGGAAGGTGATGTCGAAGGCCGCAGGGACATTGATCTGGAAGATGCTGTTGGAGTCGCCGTCCGAGCCCACAACAGACACCTCGTTGTCAGTATCGAGGAAGGTCACACCGCCGATGAAGAAGTTGGCGTCGTCCCCGGTGTCGAAGATGGCATCGAAAGACGCTGCCGCCGCGCCCGCGAAGACAAACCGATACGCAATGCCGGCAGTCGGAGCCGGGAGCGTGTAGGTGTTGTCCTGAGAGGGGGCAGGGACGAGGTTGACCCGACCACCGTTGGTTGCAGCGGCAATGGTCACGTCGCCGTCGCTGACAGAGACAGGCGTTACCTGCATGCCGGAATCGTCAAGCACAAAGCTCTCGGTGAAAGCACCGGTCGTGGCGTTCTTGGAAACAACTTTGAAGCCGTTTTCGGACCGTACCGGACCGTTGAACGTGGTATTAGCCATTGAGAATCTCCTGTCGTGGCTAGGGTCGAGCTCAGGTGAGCTCGTCAGGGATCAGGCCCATTTATACGCCCATTCTGGACAAATAAAAAGGGCGCCCGGAGGCGCCCTTAGGGTACGGCAGGGGGTGCTTACGCGCCCTGGGAGCCGTAGATACCACGCCAGTCGCTGAAGCCGAAGCTGTAGCGCTCGCGGGCCTTGTAGCGGAGGTTCCCGGTGGAGAAGTCCGGCTCCATGGAGGTCTCCATGGCGGTGCGCTGGAACATCTTCAGGCCTTCGCCCATCTCGGTCACGGTGGTGAGCAAGAAGAACGCATCCGGGTCGGTCAGGTAGTGGTTCACCGTGTAGCCACCGGGAAGCACGCCCGTGTTGCGGATCGCGTTGATGTCGTTGTCGGCCGTGCCAACCCGGAGCGTGGACTCCAGGATGCGGTCAGCAACGAACACCAGCTGCGGGGGAACCACAAGCTTGGTCGCCTGCACCGAGATGGTGAGACCGCGATCGTCCGTGAAGGTGCTGATGTCGATCAGCGCGTCTTCAAGGGACGTCTCGTTGAGGTCAGCCATCGTCGTCGCACGGTTGGCAGCGGTGCCACCACCGGCCAGCGGGTGGTCGGTAGCGATCAGTGCCTTACCGTCGCCGCCAGCGAAGCTGGAGGAGAAGGCGTTGTTGAGCACGTCGGCACCCTTCACTTCCTTGGTGTTAGCCATGGAGCGAGCGAGGGCCTTCACATAGCGCTTGCCGAGGGAGTCGTAGAGGTTGTCCTCAACGGCCTCTTCGGTCAGCGAGAAGGCAAGTGCGATCGTGTCGTGGGTGTAGCGAGCAGTGTAGCTCTCAGAGGCGTTGTCGAATTGGACGCCCTGGCCTTCGGTCTTGACGGGAGCCCCGCCAAAGCCGGTGACCAGCACTTCCTCTTCAAACGCACGCTGAGAATCTTCGACAGCGAAGATCTGCTCGTACTCACGAGAGTAGCTGTCATAGATCATGCCAAAGAGGCTGTTGAGTCCGGGCTCAAGCTCTTTGGCGAGCTGGGCGCGTGAAATAGCCATTAGTCAGCCTCCTTATGCAAGACCAGCGGACTTCACGCCCATGATGTGGTTTTGGATAACCACAAGCACGTTCGTGTTAGCCGAGGCCACGTCGTCGTTGTCGGGATCTTGCGAGATGTCGATTGCCTTGAGCGGCAGGGTCGTGGTCGTAGCACCCGTCGTGACATCCAGCTCCAGGTTGGAGCGGCCGGATTTCACGTCGCCGGTCGTGGCGTTGTCGACGATGTCGAAGTTGCCGAACAGATCAGCCACCGGGAAGGCAGCGTCTGCTTGCACCTCGTACACCACAGACGGATCGTCGATCACGAAGGCGATGATGTCAGAAGCAGCCACCCCACCGGGGTAGTAGTTCTTGAACACCTGCTCGCCGGTGGTCGGATCCGTGTACTGGCAGCCGTTGAACACACCCACCACGGGAACCGTGCTGGATGCTGCGGCGCGCTCAATACCACCGCCGGTGACTTGCTTGACCAGGTCGCCCTGGAAAATTGCACCAGCAAGACTGCTTGCAATCCGGTAACGGGATTGACCCCCAGAGTAAGGGGCTCCACCCATCATACGGCTCGGACGCAGTCCAAATGCAGCGTCTTTATTTGCCATGTGAATGGCCTCCTATCAGCGTCGTCCAAAGGTTACTTGGGTGTCGCGCTGGGGGTCATACTTAACGTAACGGTTGTCGCCCCGGAGCTCGCTGAACATATTGTTGTCCAGCGCTTCCCGGGCCTGGCGCGTCTTGTCGTTGTAGTACGCTCGACGCTCCTCAACCGTTTCGGTCGGTAATTTCGCCAGCAGCAGACCCTCGGTACTAATCACGCCCTCATGGCGGCCGCTGTCCATGGTGGGGTAGGCATCGCGCCACTCAGGCGGGAGGTCGGTGCCACGCACCAGTTCCCAGCCCTCGCGCACTCGACGGGACACGTTGGCCCTGTCTTCTTGCCCCAGCATGCTCTCCCGAATCCAACGGTATTCGTACCCCGGAGGAGCCGGAGGAGTTTCCAGCTTGCGCACTGGGCGCCAAGGTTGTCTGCGAGCTTGTTTTTCGTGAGTCTCGGAATCACGGCTTGCGCGGCTAGTCGTATTACTCATGTCAGCGTGCCTCTCGTTGTGCGATCTTCTGCTTTTCCTTGGCCACTCTCTGGAGCCATTGCTCCTCGGACAAGTTGTGCGGCTTTAGACCGCGGAGGCGTTCGATCTCCGACTTGGTGAACGTCACGCCACGCTTGGTCTGTGTTTTTTGCCGACCTCCTACTGAGGCGGAAGCGACTCTTTGCACAGAGGGTCGACTTTCCTGTTTCCCGGCATCCTCGCCACCAGCATCGGCGGCTTGAAGATTAGGATACGCCCGATACACGCGCTTGTTCAACTCGGAATAGTAGTCCTCCGAGTCCGCTTCAAAGCCTTCGTTCAGGAGGTTGAAGTGGGTGAAGTATGCAAGCTGCGTGGCCGCCGCGTGGTCAGGATCCTCTTGGTTCCCGTACCAGGGGTTCTGCTGGTGCCAGGACAGGGCCTGATCGGTCGGCTTGGCCGCCTGCTGCTGCGGCTCGGGCTGGTACTGCTGATATTGCTCAGGCTGCGGCTGGTACTGCTGGGCCTGGGCCTGCTGGGCCCCGGCCTGGCGTGCCTTGGCAGCGTTGAGCTTCTCCTTCTGGATGGCGAGCTCGGTCTTCAGCGTATCGGCCTTGGACATGAGCTCGGCGTCGCCGCTGGAGACCGCCTTCCGGTAGATCTCGTCCACCTGGTCGGACTTGGCCTTCAGTGACTCCTCTTCCTTCTGGAGCATGCTCTGCTGATAGTGGACCGTCTGCTGGCGGTACTGCTGGAGCTCCTGCTCCTTCTGCATCGCCACGCGCTCCAGCTGGGCAGCGCGCTCCTCGGCCTCACGGCTCTTGGCGTTGAGCTTGTTGATGCGCCGGGACACTTGCTTGGTGTAGCGCTCAAGCTCATCGTCGTTAGACGCAGGGGCGGAGCCCTCAGGCGCGTCCTCGGGCAGGTCTTCGGTAATCTCGATGTCGACCTGGTCTTCTTCGGCTTGTTTAGCTTGGTTCTCAATCATCAGCGGAAGCTCACTATGTCGTCGGGGTTTAGGATTGTTCCAATGACCTCGTCGTCATTGATGATGCGGACCTCAGCACCGTCTTCAAGCTTGAAGCGAGCCCCTGAGTAGCGGCCGATCAGCACCCAGTCGCGCTCCTTGCACCACGGCTTGTGGCCAAACTTGGCCGTCTCCGCGTAGCAGAGCGGGCCCATCTTGACCACATAGGCCACCACGGTCGCAAGGCCCTCTCGATCGAGGGTCTCCTGGGTCAGGTGGATGCCACCCTTGGTCGTGCCCTTCCCCGCATAAGGAAGTACCAGCATGCGCCACCCGGACGGGCTCGGCATGCGCTCCAGCGCAGTCTTATCCAACAGGGTTGGATCGAGTACGCGCTCTTCAGCGCTTACATAAGCGCTCTCTACACTTGGTTTGCTCACCGCGCCTCCTTTCTGAGGTAATCCCGAATGGTCTCCTCAATCAAGTCTAGCGCACGCAGCTCGCCTTGCACAAATTTGTACTGTTCCATATCTTTCAGCAAACCATTCATGAGCATCTCTTCGATCAGCGCCCGACGCTCACGAATGGTTCGTTGTAGCTTGGACTGAAGGTCTAGCTCGTCCATCAAGTCCTGTCGTAGAAATAAAGACCCTTCGTGGCGGCGCCGGTGCCACGGGTCTTCATTCTCTTCGGCTTGCCGCCCATGACGGCACCACCGGCTTTCATCTCCTTCGCCTTGTCCATAGCAATGGCGACGGCTTGGTTTTGCGGACGACCCTCTTTACGAAGCATCTTGATGTTCTCCGAGATCGTCTCCTGGCCACGTCCCTTCTTTAGCGGCATCTTGTGCCTCCTTCTTTGGTGCCGCCTTCCGACGGCGCTTGGGTTTGATTGCAGGCTCCTCGATCAGGGCCTCCTGCTCGACGTCAGAAAGCACCACCGAGGGAGGCGCAGGCTCCTCCCCGGCGGGTCGGCCAAGCTTGGCCGCAATCCGTGCCTCGTTCGCCGCGTCGCGGTCAGCCTTGCGCTGCTCCTCTGCGGCGAAGGCCATGCGCTCTAGCTCCCGCAGCTGCTTCTTGTGAGCCCGGAGCTCGGCGATAGCCTCTTTCTTGTAGCTGGTGGTCATTACTGCCT